TCGAGCAACATAATTATCTGATTTTGGATCTAATGATAAACCAGTCCAAGTTTCTAATACAATTCTATTATTCGTATTATCATCACCTCTTCTAACTAATAAATCAAATGTACCTGATGAAGTACTTGGGTTTGAAATTTCCCATCTAATATTATCAGAAGAACCACTTTCTAAAGAACCTGAACTATCTAAGCTTGAAGAGCTATTCATGATAACACCTTCAGAGATTGTTTTTAACACTAAAGTTCCAGTATTATCACTACCTGAAATTTCAGGGTTGTTATTTGAGTTGTAGGATGTAGCTGAGGTAAAAGAACCACTTACTACTCTAGAAACTAATAGTGATTCACCACCATTATTAAAATAGTTGTAAGCTGCAATAGAAGTAAAGTAAGTATATTCATTACTTGCACTTGTTAATGTAGTTCCAAATTTAGATGTATAATCACTATAAGAAGTAACTACTGTTGGTATTTCTACAGGTCCTTTAACTGTTGGACCTATGATAGCAGCACCAACGGTTACTGGGCCTTGGGTGACAAAAGAAGAATCATTTTCTCTTGCTAATACACCGGGAGATACTAGAGTTTCTGCCATTTTATTATTTTGTTATTGTTTTGTTATAAATATATAAAAAGAATTCAAAAAACTATTGTTTTATAAATTCACCTGTTTCAATATTTATATTTCCTTCACCATATTTTTTCTGTAACGTTTGACCTACAAGTTCTGATTGTTTAATTAGTTCTTGGAGGGTTTTAGTTAGTTTATTTTTTTGTAACTCTAAACTTTGAATTTCTACTTCAATAGCACCAAATTTAGTAACTATATCAGCTCGTTCTTCATTTAAACTTTTTAATTGTTGTAACTCTTCTTGTGTTAGAAATATTTGTTCCATAATAAATATTAGTTTTTTTATTAAAATTTAAGAACCTTATTAATAGATTCAATTACTTTTTCTGGTTTGATTGTTTTAGTACATTCAAATTGACGAGGAGTATTTTTATGATCAGGACACCATTCCCAATCACCAGGATTTAACCATTCACGGTTAAAACATCCACTACATACATTATCATCATAATTAAATATGCGCTCACAATCTAAAAATTCACTATAGGGTTCACTGAATCCTGAGATTAGGATTGTTGGGGTGTTTATTGCCCATGACATCCAGGATAATCCACTTCCTAATCCTATAAAAGCGTCAGCATATTTAAGATCAACCATTCTATCTTCTAAAGGATAATCTCCAGTTTTATTTATAACTCCCTTTAAAGTTCCTCCTAGTTTAGAATCATGCCATTTATCTCCTAAACGTTCATGAGTAATCATTACTACTTTATACCCATTATTATTTAAGTAATCGATTATTGTTTGCCATCCACCAGGATAATTCCAATATTTAGCATGGGCTGAAGCATGAGGGGCTATACAAACATATTTTCCTTCAATTTGTTGGCTTTTATCAGGAATATCTAGTTTGGGTTTTGTTTCTTTATAATCTAAACCTAATATAGAAGTAGCAGTTTGGCCTAAAGGATGTTTTTTAAAATCAATAGGAATTTTATTAGTTTCAATTTGTTTATCATTATAAAACCATCCTATATTGTACATAGCATATAAATCAAAAACTTCAGTTGCTGGTTCTACAAATTCAATTTCTGGATATGATTTTTTAAACCATTCATTATGAAATGTAGAAACAATTAATTTACATCCGTGTTGTTTTCTAAATTGTTCTAGATAAGGGAACCAAGCTAATGTATCTCCGATAGCTGAAGATTCTAAATGAATATAGACTCGTTTATTACTTGAATTGTAAATATGAGTAAATTCTAAATTGCCTGTTTTTTTATTATATACTTCAATTCTCCATTCAATAAAATAAGAAATATTAGGTTTAGTCCACATATTATTTGAAATTGAGGTTTCAAATATAATGTTTCCATTTTTATTATTGATAAATTTTATATTATATTCAGCTTGTTTATCCCCTAAAATTTCTATTTTAGCACCACCTACAAAATTAACTAAGAATTCATTTACTGCTTCTTTAAAAGGTAAATTTAATTGGTTTAAGTTATTATAATTTTGAATTAAAACCTCTTTCATAATGATTCGAATAATAAAATTAAATCTTTTGTTCTATTTTTCCAAGACAATTCTTTACCAGTATTAATAATTTTTGTTTTATATGAATCCCAATTTGATAAAATATCTTTTAATCCTCGATCCATTTCAAACACATCACGAGGTGATCTCCAAGCTCCATGAAAATCAGTTTCCATTTCCCAATCAGCAATAATAGGTAAACCTGCTGCTGATGCTTCTACCATAGTTAAATTAGGGTGTCCTGCTTCTAGCATAGTAGGATGAATAAATATGTCATGATCATGATATAATTCTAATAATTTATCATTAGGAGTATCAAATACCAAATTTAATTTAGGATAATTTAACATCCATAAATGAGCATTAAAGAATTGTTTATTAGCTGAGGGTCCAGCAATTGTGATTTCTAAATCATTCATCATAGCTAATCCTAAACCATATGTAAATCCCTTTCTATCAAATGTAGGATCACCAGCTAAACCATTGTTTGCTACCATTAGTAATTTTGGATTTTCTGGTTTGAATGTTTTAAATGGGTTATTATAAAATTCGTCCGTATTTACTCCATGAGAAAAATACATTACTTTATTTGTATCAAAATATTCTACTAAATGTTTAGCAGGAACTAAAGAAACTATAGAACGTTCCATTGCCTCTAAATTTTGTTTATATACAAATGAATCTTTACCATAATGATAAGCATGATGATCATGATGTTGAAATATATAAGGAATTCCTTTATTTGCTAATTCAATTGCTAAATTAGCTACATGGACCATTACTATATCTTGTTCTTCTTTTTGAACTTCATTTGCCCATTTAATTTTAGATTCATGGCCTAAATTTAAAGTATTTGTGTGAAATTCCCATACAATTTTTTCTATAGCTCCCCATGATGGAGGAGGAATTGGAATTCCACAGCCTGGGTTTACTTGGGTTATTTTCATTTGAGAATAAAGGTTCCGTTGTTAGGTAATATATTATCTAAATAGTTTGTGTCTAAAATAAGTTTTTTATTATCTATAAATTCATTAGTTTCAATATCATATATTTCTAATAATAGCTCACACTCTTTTTTATCTAAAATCATATAATAATTTAGAGGTTGAGTTACATCTATTGAAAATAACTGATTATTATCTTGGCTTACTTTAAATATTCTACTATCTTCTTTATTACTAGATCTTAAATATACAACCATTTTATCCTTATAAGGTAAAACGGCAAAGTATTCTACTTGGGAAAAATCTTTAAAATCTAAAGCATTTTCAATTAAATTATTAACATTTTTTTCAGTATCCCAATAAGCTTTTGGATCATTTTTATAATATTGGTACCAAATAGATTCTAAACCATTTGAAGGAGCACCTTTTTGTAATTGAAGATCATCCCATTCTTGTTTATTGTTTATATAAGGAAACTTACTAACAAAATCATCTGATTTAAAAGCAACAAATGCTGTTTTCATTTGGGGAACATCTCCATTACCTTCTAAAATTTTATAAGAGTAAACTGAATGGGTATTTAATAGTGAGGAGATTTTATCTATATATGATTTGTCTTTTAGTGAATAATCATAATTAATATGATATAATTTAGTAATTCCTAATTTGCTAGCCAATGATGCTGCATTATATATATTATTATGACATGCCGGACCATGATAAAAATCATTTCCTGAATTCGATACGTTTAAAGTAAGATCAAATTTATCTGAATTGTGGTAAAAATACCAATTAAATGTATGTCTTGTAGTAACATTATTTTTATCGTATATTACAAAATCAGATAATTCTTGAATTTCTTTACTTACAGGACAATGAGAAATAGTAATAATCTTTCTTTTATCTTGCTTTAATGACTTAAGACAATCAATAGTCATTTTTTCAACTTTAGAATTATTAGGATAAGTAGCTACAAGATAAGCTTCATTTTCTATATTAATTTTTATTTCTTCATTTAATGCATTTAAAATAATATTTTTATTTTCTTCTTTACTATTAAAATCTAAATAATTTACTTTATCAAATTTATCAAAATAATTTTGGTAAACTTCTAAATTGTAGATTAATAAAGGAATTTGGTAAGAAATAGCTTCACGAATTACTAAAGGCATAGTTTCCTTATCAGTTTTAGTTCCTTTAGAAGTAAATAAGAACAAATCCATTGATTGATAAAAGTTATCTACATCAGTTCGTTCATTCCACCAAGTTACATTATCTGGTTTGGTTTCCATTAATGGTTTCCAATACCATTTAAAATTATCTGCTTGGTTACCAACACAATGGAATTCTACATCAGGTAACATTTTAGCATATTCAAAGAATTCTGCTTGATTTTTACGTGGAGTAAATAGACCAATATGTAAAACGTGTTTTTTATTTGGATCTAATCCTAATTTTTGTAGTGCTTCTACTCGATCAGGGCGATCAATATACTCAATAGGATATTCAACTAATACTTTAGGAATATTAATATCTTTATATTGATCAATTTGCCATTGAGAAACAAACATAAACATATCTGGGAAGAATTGTTTATTATTTGTATTAAATGAAGAATCGTGGGATGTTTCTACAATTTTATATGGGCGATTTGGTTTATATATTTTTTCAGTAATATCTCTAGGAAAATGAGCCAATTCAGGAATTTCTTCCATATGAATTATATCAGGTTGGATATCATCTATTAATTTTAATATTTCATTTTTATTTTCTCCTAAAGTATAAAATCTATCCTCAGGAAGTAAAGCTTTAATTTTATTTTTTGTAACTACTAATCTTCCTCCAGTTACATCTTGCCATTCTACTAAATAAATTTCATACTCATCTTTAAGTAATTCTATTTTTTTAGTTAAGTATTGAGGTAATCCTCCTGTCGATAAATGAGGAGCAATATATAATAATTTTTTTACTTGTCTATTATCTATAAACAAATTTACTTGTTCATAACGTGTTGCATTAAACTTTAAATCTTCTTGAAAAAAACTATCAATAGGATTTCCTATAACATCTTCTATAGTAAAATTAAAACCCTTTTCTTTTAATAATTTATACATTTTAATAAAAGATTTAGTCATTTCTGGGGTATTTAGATGAAATTCTCCAGAAATATAACTTATATTTTCTTTTATCCAATCAATATATATTTCATTAAAAATACTATACTCTCCTCCTTCACAATCTATTTTAAAAAAGTCAATATGGGTAAGATTATTTTCTTTTATAATAGTATTAAATGAAATAGTTTTAACATTTTCTTTATAACTACTCCATTCTAATTCTAAATCATTATTATCATTATCCCCAATTGCATTTTTATAAAGAGTTAAAGGTAAATCTCCTGCATTTTTATGTAGGGTTTGGTGATAAGCTGTTAAAGGTTCAACAGCAATAACTTTAGATACGTTCCTATTTTGAATTGTATATAAAAAGGGACCAATACTTGAACCAATATCTAATACAACATCTCCTTTTTTTACAGTGTTGTATTTTTCATATTGAGAATGATCAATAAACTCTTTAGTTAACCAATATTTAAATCTAGGATCTCCTTCTAAAACATCACCAAACTCTAACATATTTTACTTATAATGTTCACCACCAACCCACAATACAAAACTTTTTCTAATACCCGAAGTAACAGGGGTTACTCTATGCATCATATACGAAGGGAAAATTACTACTGTACCTTTACCTTTAGGCATATCATATCCTGAGTTATCTCCTAATCCTCCTCTAGAAATTTGAAGATTACCTCCTTCATATTCTTCTGGAGAAGATAATTGTACTGTGATAGATACTTTTCTACTAGAAGCAATATCTGGGCCAATATCTTGGTGCCATCCATAATGACCATTTTCATCACTATGATATTCAGTATACTGAATTTCTTCGGGGGCTGATTTTAGATCAAATCCCCATAAAGACTCATTAGCACTTTTTGACAGGTTCATTAAACTATTATACAACCATTCCCATTTTTCATTTTGGGGAATCCATCTAACTTTGGAACTTCTTCCTTTTGTATTGCCTGAAAATGTGGTTGCTTCTTTTGGATCTATTTCTTGGACATTTTCTTCAATCCATTTAAGATCTTCGGGAGTAAAAAATTCTTCAAAATACATCCAATTTTGAGAATCATTAATCCATGCTGTAGGGTAAAAATTGTAAGCCATTTTTTGTTTTTATTTATTTAATTTATACGTATAATTTACTGCACATTCTTCATCTCCAAATCTTGAAGGAGTTAAATATGGTTTATTAGGGTCAAAATAATAACCCCAATCATGGTATCCAAGCTGTTCAAAACGTTCTCTAATAGCTTCATTATAGTAATATGCTATACTGTTAGATAAACGTTGAATTTCTGCTCTAGAACCGTGTTGTGTATTAACATTATTACCTTTATAGGCAATAAATTGCAAATAACATAATTTAGGTATTCTTACCATTCGAGTAGCTAAAAATGTTCTAACTATTAATTCATAATCATCAGCTACTGATAAGTTTCGATTGTGTCCTCCAATATATTGGTATACTTCTTTTCTCCAAGCTCTAATATGATTTGGAATACCTACAATATGTCTAATTGTTTTAGGATTAATATTTATGCCATTTACTACATTAGTAAATGTTTTACCTATTGCTTCTTCTGTTCTATATGTTCCGTAATCATAACAAAAAGGTTCTTCATACCACATAGGTTCCCAATTTTCATCTACTTCAGCACTATCAGTCCAAAAGAAACCAGCATCGGGATGAGCATGAGATGCTTTAACTAATAATTCTGTAGCATCAGGGGTTAAATAGTCATCGTGGTCTAATTCAGCGAGAATATAACCTTTACATAATGACGCAGCTCTATATTTACTATCACCTACAACGCCTTTAGTGCGCGGTTTAATGTCAAATACTTTAACTCTTAAGTCATTTTTTGCTATTTCTTCGGCGATTTTTAATGTTTTTCCTCCATCACTAGAATCATTAGTTATTACCCATTCCCAATCTTTATAAGTTTGATTTTTTAAAGATTCATAAGTTCTTTTTAATACTTCTCCTGTATTATGTATTGGAGTAAACCATGAAACTAAATAAGAATTATCTCGTTTTAAAATATTAGTCATTAAAGTATAATGAAGATCATCCCCTGTTTCTTGAGTAACTTTATCAAATGAAATCCATTTATTTTTAATTTCTCTTGATTGGTTTTCTAATATTGGAAATTGGGTATCATCTTCTGTTTGAACCGCTATAACATGGGGATTAAATTGTTGGATTTTTTCTATTAAATTATCTTCATTTAGTAAATGTTGAGTTTCTAATCGAGTTTCTACTCCATATGCTACATCACGAGTTGTAAATTCTGGGGTATTAGGGCCTATGTATAATACTTTAGGAAGTAATGGTTTTTTGTCTTCAACTAAATAATTATAATAACTTAAAGTTTCATTAATATACCTAAAATGATTAGGGTCTTTAAACATAATTTCCTCTACTAATAACCCATCAGCACAATAATCTCCTTTCCATTTAAATGAATCAAAAATACTTCTTGGAAATATTAATTGAGCTACATCTACTCCTCGTAATTTCATATTTTCAGGAGAAGCAATTCTATATTCTTTATTAGTAAAATCTTTAAAATTTACAAATTGATCTACTACATAAATTTTATTTTCTGTAATGTTTGTAGAGATTGATTTTAAAAAATAAGGATGTAATAAATTATCATCATCTAAATAATAAATAAATCCTTCATTAATTTGATTAATTACCTCCATTGATTGAGGATATAATAAATCACCTGGTTTTCCTTCTATAAAATAAAAAGTTGTATATTTATTATTTAATTTTTTTAATAAAGAAGCATCTATATCTTTTAATACTGAGGTGTCGAATATAATGTGCCATTTTATATCGATTTTAGGGGTATTAAAATTGATTGATTTTTTTACTTGAGGTAAAAAATAAGGTTTTGTACACCTAGTTATAATATTGAGTTTCATAAAACTATTTTTCGTAAAATTTAAAATAACTTTCTATATTATCCAACTTTAAAGTAGGATTATTTGTACTTTTATTTATAATATTATAGATTTGATTTTTATCTAATCCTTGTTCATAAATATTATCATAAAGTTTTTCATATAATTTATTGTGTTCTTCTAATGTTGATATATCATATTTTTTATCACATAAAGCACAAAACCATTTTTTAGGTAATAAATAACCATACTTACAATCGCCACATCCTGTAATGTTAGATAATGCTTTATCCCAATTAGTTTCAAAAGGCCAATCATCACAATGAACAAAATTACCAAAAGACATATAAGTAGAACCTAATTTAAATCCTTTACGTTCAGCTAATATTTCAGCTTTACCCCAATTTTCTTTTCCTTTAATTTCATCTTCGTATTCATCTAAAGGAAATATTTCTACATCATAAAACTTTTGATTACGTCTAATTACTGGGTTGTTAGTATATTCTTTTTTAATAAGGTCAATAAATTTAATATTATTTAATGTTATATTTTGTTTTATACCAAAATCACCTTTATTTGAAAACCAGTAATTATACCCATATTGTCTATCATCTACATCATGAAGATATCTTCGTAATAAAATTTGATCAATTTTTGGATTATTCTCTAGATATTGTAAACAAGTATTAACCCAATTTTTATCTATATTAGATATAGATTCAGGAAGACATAACCAATCTCCTTCTAAAAATAAAACATATTGATATTGTTTTACTAATTTATTAACTGAATTAATTCCTCCTCCAGGTCCTAAATTTTTTTTGTTAAATAAAAAAGTAAAATTAACTTTAGGATAAAGAATTTTTAATTCATTACTTAATTCAACCCATAAATCATTACTCCCGTTGACGGCTATAAACCAATCAACGGGAGATAATTCTGTGTGTTTTAAAAACGATTCTATAGTTTGTTTTAAAAACTTTTTTCTATTTGGAGCATCATGTGTTAATGTTGCTA